GTTACCTTCGCACCAAAGTTTTACGCGAAGTCCTATCCTTCTTGTAAGTCGTTTCCCAGCGGAAAACGCCTTTTGTCCCCTTAAGGGGCTCTCCATCCAAACTTATTGGGGTGGAGTAGAGATCAGCCTCAACGCTGCCATTTGCGTTCTTACGCAAAATGGGTCCCGGTGAGGTTCCATCACCATTTCGGTGAAGCCAATAGGCATACCAAACATATGGACGTTCTTCCTGATTACGGGTTCTTTTCCTTCTTTTGAAGGTTAAGCGCCAATAAACAGGTACTGACCTCGGGTACTTCACGTCCCGCAGGTCAAATCCATGTGTTAGGTACGGCGGGATAGTGTGTTTAATACCGGCATGATCAACTTCCCATGCTGGTACAAAACATATCGCCCGCTTCCGATTGGAGATCTCTCGCAGAAGGTAAGACACAGTAGTAGGGATTTCAACAGGATTCCAACGATTAAGTAAACCGTTGATAATCTTGTGACACCATGCAACATATTCGTTGCGTGGTACCTGTCCCTGCTGCTGTAAGTCACACTCGGGCATGTACGGTCTAACGTCAACACCACCCTTGTAGTCGCCACCACACGATTCTCGAAAGAATGTGTGTGATGGACGTTCCGGGTCGGGTTTATCGTAGAAACTCTTTTCAGAGTTAATCGTAAACCCTAGTCCAGATAATACTGCAATGAGTTGGGTTGACATACGTGTGGGGACAATTATGTCGTCCCCATAGACCGATACCTTACCCCTACATTTTAGTAGGGTACGTGTGGCTTCTGCAAGGCAGAAAAACAGTAACGTTTGGAGTGGGAACGTGTGTCCAGAACCCATGAGCATATAACTACTAAGCTCATGTGTATCCTGGTATGGCACTAAACAGTGCCGCGTTCTCACTATATCAAGCGCATGGTGCCAATTACTTGGCACTATTAGCTCGATATGTCGCCAAACAAAACTGTCTGATGCCTTACTCATATCAATGGTGCTCAAATGGCCCGAAATACTGGCCACTTGTGCCCACCGACGATGTCGGTCTTGCTGGTTGGCAAGGTCGATATGAGTGTTCTTTTCCAGCCGCCTTCGGATGTACTCACCCAATCCCCTCGAAAGAAAACCTCCGAGGATCGTATCGGGTGCGATTATCCGGGCAGCCTTCCAAGATTTTGGTACGGCTGTCGCTTCGATGGTATCCACGCGCTTTCGCACGCGGCATCTCTTCCTCACCGCCCGAAGGAGGTGAATGTCACGAGCAAGCGCATGGTTGAAAGCTGCCAATTGGAGATCAGTACCAGACAATCGCTTAAAGCGAACGTCTAAGTATGATTTTCTTCTTGGCAGATCAACAGCTGCGCGCTTACCGAAAGAACATGAATCGAACCAGTCGTCATATGAGAATTCACCTAGTATTTTGGTGCATATCTCATTAGCCTTCTGGATAACGAGTAACTCTCGTCGATTCATAGGTTCCGGGCAGTTAAACCGTTTTTGAGACTCAACAAAGGAGGTAAAACATTCCTCAGCTAAATCTTCAAAACTACGGTCATCTTTCCAGATTATACGCTTATCGAAGTCCCTTAATTGGGCTATCTTCTTAAACGTATAAGGCGGGCAACCAATATGAAACTGTTGGTCGCGTTTGCCACGTTCTTTCATGCCGTATGTCTTCCGAGTATACTCGGTCGACAAATCGTGCATCAAAGCTTCTCTTACTCCCTTAAACAGGAGTTCGAGCTGGCATAGTGTTTTCCGATGCGCTTTACGTCTCTTTTTGGAAGACATAACTGATTTCTCCTTGTTTTAATGATGGATGATGCCTATGCAGGCAAAGTCCCAGCCGTGTACAGGTCGTCGAATGACGATGCTATAGCCATCTGAGCAGCCATCTCACGTAATTCCGCGAGATTAGCGCTAGATGCTTCAGGATCGAACTCGACTTCCACACGAGCAACATTATAAACAAGCGAGCCATCGGCCCTAGTGAGAGGCATAACCCAACGAAGACTAATCTTCTGTTTGGACCATGTCCCGTCACTTTGGAGCTGTGGCTGTCGTGCTGTGGCAATAACCTTTTGCCTAGCAAAGAAATCAGCTTCGCTAACATCGGCATATTCATAACCGTTGTTAACTGGAAGGTTCGTGCGATCAAAGCTTTGAGCCGCACCACCAGCCGTGGTAGTAGTACCACCATCTAACAATGAAATAGACATGTCTATTTCCTCCTCAGGATACCTTTGAGCATCCCTATGATCAGAGCTATCCCATCGAGTGTGCGAAGGCAATTTCGCCATCGCTTATCGATGAGAGGGTACTTAGGTGGTTCAACATCAATGATGCGTTCTTGCAAGAATGTATTTATTATGATAGAATCATCTTCATAATAATCCATTCCTTCTAGAGTTATTTTGGTTTCAGCTTCAATCGCGAATGTTGCATACGATTGAACTAATTCCAACTCTAGCGAACGCAAGGTTTGGAGATAATCTCCAACATTGATAAACCAGTCAACTACAAACGATAGGAGCAATCGCTCCCAACCCGCTCGCAACACGTCAACTGCTGAAGTACCCCAGGGACTGGGGTCATGCAGCAGTTTAATGTCTAGAGCGCCGCCGGAACCGCATTTGAACTTGGTCTCCCAATTAAGAGGCCATGTCCAAGTGTTGAACTGGAGTCCTGTATCACAGGTTCCAGTCAAACGGTCCTCGAGTTGACTTCCGTCTTGGATACGATCGATTTTCTCAGGGGGCGTTATTGCCGCAATGAGATCGTTCATCTCCAAAATGAGAGGCATAAGCATGTATCGGTACCAGAGCCACAATTCCTCACCATTGAGGGTAAAGTGTCTCAGGTGCTTAACAGCTTGGCCTGTCTTCAGCAGTGAACCAGCAGCACCTTTCAATAGCTTGTGGATTCCCACAAGCGTCTCGTCAAGTTCTGCAAAGAACACCGCAACATCAAACCGGGGCTCGTTTACCTTTACATACAGATCACGGATAACGAATTCTCTGAATTCTTCTCCGAAATCTTGCATGTCCTTCTGCAATATTAGTGGCATACTATCGCCATATATTGGAGAAGAAAGGTAACCGGTAGCCCTCATCCACCATGCCATGTACTGATAATCTTCGGCCCATAAATTCTTGGAGCCGGAGCACCAGTGCGCGACATTCTTCGGTGAATTGTGACGATAACGATAACGCTTGAACGGGTGAAACGCTTTCTTACGTTTCCCCTGAACATCGACGTATATCGTTTTCCCACGGTAAGATTCGACTGACTCGTACCAAGTAGGCATACTATACTGATACTGATAGTATGGTGTCCCACAAGGTCGATTGTAGCCTCGCCACACAATGTGGTTTTGGCCACGATCTACGAAGTCACTCATCTGTACTCTCCAGACAGCATTTGCTCGATCTGGATACGGTGGGTAAGCTGTTCGGCAATACTATCGGCAATTTTGCCAAAAGTACCGCCTATAAAGTTACCCAGCAGCTGAAGAACAAGGATGGTTGCCATTACGGCAACACCAACTTCCTTTTTCATAATAGTCTCCTAGGAGACTACACAGCCTCCGTGTTTAAGAGAACGGAACCACAGGAATCCAATTCGCTGAACCCCTGGTCGCGACACCATGTCGCTAGACC